GCCGAAGTTGAGGTATGACAGCGAGGGAGCGCTCGACCGCCCGAGTGTGATGGAGCCGGGGTCGTACACCTCCGACTGTGACGCGTCCTCGCGGTAAAGGGTGATGCCGCCGCCACGCGCTGCCTTCGCACCTTGGCGGGGCCGGAAGCCGCCAGGTAGCTGAGCAATGCGCTCATCGAGAACTTCGCCCTTGGCGTCGAGGAAATGGCCGTCAATGAATTCCTTGAGTAGCTGCTGGTGGCTCGACAGCTCATCCGCCATCACGCCGAAGAACGTGCCGAAATCGTCGCCTTCAGCAAGGTCGCGCAGCTTCGACAACCCAACAAATCGGGTGACCCAGCGCCGACGAATTTCTGGGGGTAGCTCAGGGGTGTACGGCATAGGGTCCTCGTTAGATGGGGTAGTCGAACCGCTGGTCGGCTTTATCGGCTGTTACAGTTTCCACCGTGAAGTCCACCCGAAGCGTTCCGGGTTCCTCTTCGAGCTTCATCTCGGTAAGCGTTGATACACGGTGGTCGGCCATTACCTGGCGACGAACGTTCGAAAGAACCTGACCAGGAAGATCGCTCGTCTCTACCGTGCCGATAAGCGGAGGAAGGCCGAAGCCGGGGTAGGCTTTGTTCACGCCGCGCGTGGTCAACAGCCGGTGGCGTAGGTTCTGGTAGAAGTTGGAGAACCCCTTCACCAACGCGATGTTCTCGTCGCCTTCCGCTACCAGGTCACCGTCAACGATAAGGAAGTTGGTGCCGTAAATGTCGGTACCGAACGGAACGCCGGTCGCCAGCGGGATGAATAGCTGGTCGTTGGCCAACAGCGGCGTACCGTCATTCTTGGTACGCGTATCCAGCATACCATTTATACGGACTATCGTCGGCCACTCGTTACGGCTACCAAGGTAGCGCCCAGCCACATCATGCGCCGTGGACTCTCCCGTCGACACTGTAACAATGCCCACCAACTGTCCTTGCACAGCCACCGGACGAGGGCGGTCTGTTCCGAAGGTAGATGGCTGACCTGGGCTAAGTCCAGTTCTCTCTCCCCGTCGGCCGAGTTCGATCTCACACTGTATTCGGAGGTCGATGAGCCATCGACTGAGGACGGTGACAGAAATACGGGCTCGGGTTCGGTCTGGCTCTGTGAGTAGCTGAAAGCGGACGTAAAGCGCGTCAAAACAGGCCGAGCTTTCCTGCCAAAGCTGCTGGTAGTAAATGGCCGACCCGGTGAGAAGTGCATTTGTCGAGCCCTCGTCAGCGCGTTTGTACAGGTCGCGTAGGCGGGGATCGTTGGCCCCGATAACGTCCTGCATGTCCGTCGGGGTGAGCAATAGCTCGTTACGTGATTCAGCTTGGCAGAAATGGCGCTTATCCAAGTGGCAGCCGTCACCCCGGTCGCACGTTACGTAGGTGAGCGCGCTCTGGGGGTCCCACTTACGAGCAGCCGGCCCGTTAGTCACCAACGTAAGCTGGTACTCGTAGCTGATACGAGTCGTCTGGATACTTCGCTGATACTTGAAGTCGATCAACGTACACCAATACGACTCCCCCTCCCATGGGAAGTTCAAGGCGAGGCGGATATCCTTCAGGCGCTCAAACGCGTTCTTGTTCTCGGCGGAGAGGTTTGCGTACTTCTCCATGAAATTACGGAACTTGGCGAACCGGGAGAGCGCGGTGAAACTGAAACCGCTGCGCCCTGATACGACGAACATGCGCTGCTTGAAGCCGCTGTGCTCTTCGTAGGGAGTACCATCGAAAACCCAAGTACGGGAAACAGCAAGGGGCTGGCTCATGGCCAGGTTGTTGACCAAAGGGCACTGGATAGTGTCGATCGGCTTACCTTCGGGGTCGTCGTACAGCTCCAGATAATAGTGCGACGGGTACTGGTCGGGGCTCGTGAAGCTGTAGTGAAACGACTGCGTCTGGGGCTTCGGCTTATCCGGGGTCCCTGGGTTCGCATTGTTCTGCTGGACAGTCTTGTTGGCGCCAAGATTACCCATCTGGTTTTGGCGGAGGTCGGCGTTAGACGAACGGTCTGTGCGGGCCATTTGTTAGTCCTCCGTCTCAGAAGAGAGGGCGAGCACGGCTGACCGAAAGTCCCCGACGAGAATATCCGCTAGCGCCTGCCCCGTAAACGTGGGCAGCGGTACTGCGCCCGGCTCGTAGGTAACAAGAGAAAGATCGTTTAGGTGGGCGACTATCTGGCGGAGAAGGCTTACAATTTCCCGGTCGCGACCCGAGTAAGGCCCGGCCAACACCGGACCGTCGGACGCATCACCATCACGGCTGATACGCGCGATACCATCAGGGGGGAGCTGCATTTTGAGGCTACGCTTGGGGGACAGCACCATATCACCCCCGTTATCCTCCGCCTTCAGAACTACCTTCGACCCGTCGTTGGCGATCATCACGTCGTCGAGCTTGACGGTGTCGGTCGGTACGTCCTCGTCGTCGCCGTCGTGGCGGCTTTTAGTCTTGGCCTCAGTGAACTCGATATCCGAGTTACCAAGGCGCCCGAGAACGATCGGGTTACGTCCAAGCGAACGGTACATCGCTATTACGAGCGGGTGAATTCGTTCGTCGATGTCCTGGTTGTTCCACGGCTGGGAGGGGGCGTTGATCTTGTTCGCCTGCCCGTTCATGACAACACAGTCGTAGAAAGTCAGGCTGGCGTCTGGATTGGTAATGTCGCAATACTGGTTACCGCCGCGCACGTAAGAACGCACAGCGTAAAACGTATCGCAACCGCCCCGGCCCTGTAGTCGGCCTTCTTTGTTGTGCCTCGGCATCAGCTCAACAAACTACGGATATCCACGCCGCAGCTATCGAAACGGTTGGCCTCCCACTGGAGGTGGTGGTAGACGCCGCCCGTCGTTAGCAGTTGCTTCTTCTCGTCGTAGCGCAGACGACGGATGGTGTTCGTGCCCTCTTCGGTCGGGTCGGCTGACGTGGTGAGAGTAATAGGTACCCCGACCGTTGGGAGGGCCAGTAGCAACTGACGGCACGACGCGAGCTGGGCCGAGGTGGGGACGAGGAAGTTGGTCTGCTCGCGCTTACCCTTGCTGGACTTGGTGTACCAAGGCGACGAGACGACCGACCACTTCGCACGAACCTCGGGTGGGCTGGTAGCTGCGCTTCGCTCGAAGGTCGGGTTGATAAACCCGATACCGATGGAGAACGGGTTAGGGCTAATCCGATTGCCGTCCAGCTCTACCTGGATCGCACTAGGCCCTGCGTGGCAAGCAACGATGGCACAGTCTAGGTACTGCCAAACAGCGCCGTTGTAGTCGATGGCGAAGTGGACGCTGCCGAGGTCGGACGCTTCCCCCGCGTAGCGAAGGTAGGACTGCTCGAAATAACCCTTGAGCGACTGGCACGAGGGGGAGATGTTGTTGATGCCTTCGTAATGGAGGATCGCGAGTTTTGTAGTAGCCATGGTCGACCGGGGGAGCACGACGCCCGACGGTAGCCGAGGGTTGGACAAGTCGATGTAGCTGTGAATGACGTTGAAATCGGTCGGTTCCTTGATACCGTTGACAAGGATGTACGTTCCGAAATCGTCAGCCGGCTTATTCAAGGGCTTGTCAGCGTATTTGATACGCGGAGCTTCCGACACCTGGCCTGTCTGAATACCGACTTGCTTCGACGGCTGTGTGGCCTGGCGCATCGGCACGTCAACCGAATTGACGAGGGCGTCATCGGACACGCCGAAATGTCCTCGGCTGTAGCTGATAACAGTGGCCGCTGCCTCAACCCCGCCGTCCTGGATAATGAACGTGTGCTTGATTGTGTCTACGTAGCAGTAGAAAAGATCGGTGTTGTTGTGCATACGAAGCACAACCGTCTCTCCCTGCTTCAGGTAGAGCATCTTCTCGTAGTAAGTGCGCCCTTCCTTTTCACGTAGAGCGGTGGCATCGAGTAGGTTGAGCGCTATCTCGCCTGTAGAGAACAGGTGGTTGTTCTTGTAGAACTGCATGAACTGCGCGCAAATGCTGCGCAGGTAGGCGAAGTAGTTGGGGTCGGCCGGAGGAGGAAGCGGTCCTAACCGCTTACCAGAGTCATCTTTAAGCTCCGGGCTTCTGATCGTGAACGTCCAGGCCGGCTTCAGCATCCGCAGCCCGTGGCGGATGATTTCCTCGTCGTAGGTAATGGGCAGCCCGATTTGCTTGAGCGCTTCAATGCCAGTTGAAGGATCGGGGGACAGTACAATAGACGACGCGTTTAGCCGTGTCTGGTCGTTGCGATTGAACGAAACCGACCGAATATGGTGCTTGTCGATGAATTTAGCGGTCGTGTAGTTCCACGTTACCTGCTCGAACACTTTATTGAGTAGAACGTCAGACGACTCAGCGAATTTGTTCTGCGTGTCCTCGACTATCGCGTCTTTTATGCGATTGAACCCTAACGAATTTAGTAGGGAGGCGCCGTCTATAACGTCCTTTATTCGGTTGAAGCCGAAAGCATCCAACAAAGACGCAGCGACTTCGGCCTCCACGCCTCGGTGTTGGTACTGTGCCCATGCAACAACGCTTTCGCGGAGAGGGCGAGTACGGAAAGGCTTCACGCGGTAGATTAGCGTTTCCCAGCCGCCCAGCAGGCTAGCCAAGGTCGCATTCGCCTCGGGGAGCTGCGCCCTCAGCGGGGGTTTATTGACGGGTGGGGTGCCGTCGCTGGCCGGGCTATTCGGGTCCGAGAAGTCGGATGTTTCCGCAAAACGCCCGCTGTAAGGGCCGCTAGCTTCTGCGGTGGGCGGGTCAGGGGTTACCGTCCCGGTGGGCTGCGCGGTGGACGCCGGGAACGGCTCGAAGGACGGGAACAGCTCGAACAGCAGCGACTCAGGCACAAACGCGCCGGTGAGGATTTCCCCCACCGTGGCTTCGATAGGCCCCATATTTGACGTGAACCGCTTCGGCGTACCGCCGCCGATGTCCACGGATTCGATTACACGATCAGGGGCGTACTTCTGGCGCGTCGTGTCATCGTAGACGATTGGGATAATGTCTGCGAGCTTCTTACCGCCAAGCGTCTCCGGTAGCTCAACAGCAGCAAGGAGTGAAAATAGCTTCTGGAACGACACACCAAGACTACCAACAACGTAGTCCCCTGTAGCAGCGGCCACAGCGGAGGACCATGTTGTCATTGAGAGTAGGGTGCCGATATCGTCGGTATACCCTAACGGGGAGTACAGGGCAGTCTTGTTGAGTAGGTTCCACCAGCTCGTGGCCGTCATCGTTATCGGACCGGTTTGGAGGGCACCGCCCGAGTTCATAACCGAGCTGTCGATGGTGTCGATGTGACAGAGCGACAGGCTCATGCCGTCGTTAGCCCCCCGAGATCCGGGCGACGGGGCACGGATTGTCACCCAGTCACCCACAGACACGAGGGCGAAAGCGTCTTTGACGGTTGCCTTCCACGTAACCGTCAAAGACTGCCAGGGTGCGCTAATTGACTTCAGCCACACCAGGCTTGTTACCGTCGGGGTGATGTCCAATACAGGACGGCCGTGACGGTGTACTTTTACTTCAATACGTTGCTGGCCCATTATTGAGCAGTCTCCGGTGACCCGCCCATTTCCGCTGCGGCAGCCGCCAAACTAGCGGAAGCTGACTCAAGAAAGCCTTGGATCTTAGCGTTGTAGTTCTCTTGGCCGATGGTGTAGGCTTTATCCATATGTCTACGGCCAAGAGCCATGTCATTGACGTTCTTGTTGAACGCGGACAGCCACCCTTTCTGAGGCTCGGTCGAAATTGTACCTTCTGGGCCGGCATTCATCATAGCTTCGGCTTTGTCAGAGCTAAGGCCGAATTTAGATGTGATGGCGTGCTGGGTTATGTAATCACCGAAACTAGCTCGTGTTTTCTGGACTTGCTCGTAGTCGCTCATACCCGCTACCATATCTTGAGCAGCCAACAAGTCACCGCCGGTAGCTTCCAGTGCGGCTAGTAGGGCGCCCTGCTCAAGCATCCCTTCGAAGCCCGAGCCGATAGTTTTACGGGCTGAGGTGCGCGTACCCATGAGGCCCGTGCTGATATGGCTCACCTTACCTGGAGAAACCCCAGCGCTAAGCAGTGAATTCATGTAATTAGCGCTGTCACCAGGGTTGACTGTCAAACCGGATAGCGCTGCCTGCTGCGCGGCCTGGCTGAATTGCGCGATGGCTTGTGAGGGCAAACCCCCGTGCTGCGTCAAAGCGGTGAGATGCCGAGCTGCTGCTCGACCGTCACCACCGAAGCCCATCGCCCGATTCATCATCAGGCTAGAAATGGCTTCCATTGGTGCCCCGGATAGAGCGGATAGGCCGGCGGCTTCTGCGCCGAGCGATGCTTCGCTGATGCCCTCGCGGTACCCGCCGTGTTGCTGGATATAACGTCCCCACTTGAAGGAGCCCGTTCGAGGACCAAACTCTTGTTTAGCCATCATCTGGAGGTTAATGCCCGAACCTTGTAGAGCCGACATACCTTTGTACATCGAGTCTTCGGTAACGACGCCGCCCCATGTGTTCGCTGCTTCGAAATTAGACCAATAGCGGATATTCTGTAACCGCTTACGCTCACGGCTCCGAATCGCAACGGAGAAGTTCTGGTTATCCGAGCGGCGTTTCCATGAATCACGCTTACCCGCTGACGGGTACGGGGTTGTTTCCCTTTCGTAATCGGTAGTGGAGGATACGCGGTCAAGGCCTACGTTGGTTATGTAGTCTGCCGCCGCAAATGCTGGAGTTTTAGAGCCCCCTAGTACATTGCTCAGTACCTGATCGTGCGCTGCTGCTTTTACAGTAGCGCCGCGACGCACTTCGACACCGCGTTGGATAGCAGCTTGAAAAGTGCTAACGATAGAATCGAGAAGACCGATACCCAGCAAAGCGCCAAAGCCGCCCATACTCGGCTTCATGATAAACCGATTCGTGGCTACGTCAGTCGCGATACCCGTACCAGCTTTGATACCTCCGGCAACAGCGTTAGTACCAAACACATCGCCCTCAGACGTTGCCATCTGCTGCCCAAAAGCACCCAACCGCGCGAGCCCTGAACGGGTGGCCATCGCCATACTGAGCGCGCCCGCTCGGTTCATCCACTTTTCGTCTTTGTTGTTTTCCTTACGTAGTTTCTGGGCTTCATACTCGATGCGAGCGCCATCGCGGCGCACACGCTCGTCTGCGTCACCAAAGCTGTCGTGAGTATTGTCGGTGATGTCTGCGGAGTGAAGGGCTCGAACGTTAGTGTACTGAGCAATAAGACCTTGTAGCTTGGCCTTATTGGGGTCGGACGCAGCCATCTTGTTGGCTTCTTCGGTCCACGTATCAATTTTACGGCCCATGCGATCGTTTGCTACGAGCGCAGTAGTGCGGCGGCTACGGGAAGGTGCACCGTTAGCTCGCAGATCATCCTGCATCTGAGCCTGTGCTGCATAGGCACGGCGCATGGGCGTAGAGATGTCTGCGTTTGGGTCAGCGCTGACCCGCGTCATATCCGCGATAGCCTGCTGCAAGTCAGCGCTGCCCGCAGCGTTGGGGTTACGGGCCAGGAACCGATTGAGCCGGTCTACCTGTGACATGCGCCGGCTCTGTAGACCGCTTATTTTTGCTCGCGCACGCCCAACCTGACCCTGCTCCCACTGGGCCTGCGCTTCAGTTGCGGCGGCCTCGTATTCCTGCGTAGCCTCAACAAAATCACCACTTTTGGCGGCTTTAAGCGACGGCCGAAACCGCGCCCGATTTATAGGCTGACCCCGCGCGATGGCTACAGCCATCGCGCGATTTACTTCTTGGCGTAGCGCCTCGGGTGAGAGAACGCGCTGGCGGATGGCGGTCGGCGTGCCGTCCGGCTGCGTACCAACACCGACAGCATTAATCGACCTACCGGTAGCCCCAACTGTATTGTTGACCTGATCGCGAGCGTTCGGGCCGAACTGCATGCCCGACGTGTCGAGCTTCAGCTCAATAGTATGGGTCGTTTCGGTAGACCGGGCCATTACTCCACCCCTTCTTTCAGCACGTACTTAGCGTGCATCCGCTTATCCAGGTCGTCTACGTCAGCATACCCGGTGGTGCCTACGCCAGTATCCATCGGCGTCTGAGCGTTGATGTCGTCCAGGATCGAGTACCACTCGTCATCCGGGCACGTCATAAGCGCGTACTCAAACCAATAGTCGTCAGAAACTATTGGTTGAAGCGGGCAGTGACTACTTGGTGCTAACGTTGGCAGGGAGGATCGGACTAATGACCAGTCCCGGCGGTTTCTTGCCTTCTTTACCCTCTCGATAGTCCCCGCGAAAGTAGGCAATCCGATGGCTGTTAACAGCGGTGTAGAGCTTGAGGCTGACAGCCTCATCGTCTACCATCGCTGTCTTGAGCCATTCGGGTACCTCGTTGTTTTTCCACATTACTTCGATGGTGGCGCGAGCGAGGCACATGTCCCTCGCTTCAGCTCCCAAGAGGTCGAAGTCGATACCGGAATAGAAAGCCGCGAGGCGGTGTACGTCGAGCGTTTCGTCTCGGTTGAGGATGCGGATGGGCAGGGTACACGAGTTCGTTACCCCTTCCATGTCCGTCAGCTCAAGCCGAAGGTCGATGACCGGGGGGCGGATCGGTTTAGCTTCGGGCATCTTCAGCGCTTGGCTGCGAGCTGCCTTATGCTTTTCAAGCTCGTCGAGCTTGGAACTGGGTTGCACTGGTTTGGTGGAAGACAAAGTGCTTTCCTATGGAAAAGGCCAGCTCATTTCTGAGCTGGCCTTTTCCGTCTCAGAAATGAGCTGACGCGAGAATTACTGCGGGATAACCCCTACCGACTGCATCGCCTTCGTCTCAAGCAGCTTCTTACCGACGAAGCTGGCGTTCTCCATCATAATGGAGCCCGTAGCGATGTTGATTCGGCGGCTGCTCGGCTTGAAGCCGATGCAAGTAAGCAGCGGAGGGCTGTTGGCGTCGGCGCCGTTCGTCAGAGTCAGCTCCTTTTCGAGGAACTGGATAATCTGATGCGTCGTCTGGTTCTGGTCGTACCAGATGGCGTTGCTACCGACAGCCTGGGAAAGGGGCTCAAGGTAGATACGGAACTTACCGAACGTGCCGCTTACACGGACGGCGGTAAGCTCGTGAGCCTCAACGTACACGTTGTTGAGGACTTCTACCGGGAACTGTGCGTACGTTTCCTCGAAGGAAACGTCCGTCGCCCAGCCGATCTCAATGCCCTGGATCTTTACCACGGACTGAGCGCAGCTAAAGCCACGGCGAATATATTGCGTAGGATCAGCCACGGGTTACTCCTTAGCTCACGGGCACGGGGGCGGAGACTTTCACGCGCAGGACGATGAAGTTGATCGGGTAGAGCGGGGTGATCTCGTACTCGACCTCGTAGCGGTCGGCGTAGGGGTTCACGACGATCTTGCTCGGGTCGAAGCTACCGAAGACGCGGTTGTCGTACTGGCGGTCCAGCTCCTGCACCACACCAGCTCGGATATCCGCCAACGTCGCGATCGAGCCGTCCGGCGTCACGATGTAGCGCTTGAGCGCCACACGCATGAATTTGATGCTGAGCATCAACGAACGGACCGCTACACGCTCGGTGAGGCGCGCGTCGTCGCTCGCCGTGTACGTCGTGATGTCGCGCTGTACCTGCGGGTTGGTACCCGGAGGATCAATGAGGAACACCATGCCCCCCTTGATCATGTCTTCCGTAGCTTCAGCCGAGTAGAGGTTGGCGTTACGGGTGTAATCCGTTACGCGAGGCGAGCGCCACGTAAGCGGGATAAGGCCGTTGGTCGACGCGTCCATCGCCGCCATAAGCACAGCGTTCCAGTACGGCGCCAGCGTCTCTACCTGGTTGTTGTACTGAATCATCGACACCGAGTCGACGGGCATGGAAATGCGGTAGTCGCCGAACTGCGTGTTACGCGCGGTAAGCTCCGCGAACGACTCATCCTCACCAGCCGGGAACCACGCGACGCGCTCATTGGCGCCGTCGGCCCACATGATATTGAGGTGGTCAACGATTGTCGGGAGGATGGTATCCTCATCCGGCGCGGTGCCCGACGGGTCGTACAGCGGCGCGATAACGTCGATGTCGTACCACTGAAGCTCTTCAAGGCCGAGAGCCCAGTCGGCAGCCGTTGAAGTCGTCTCGGTCCCACCCGCAAGGAAGAACGAAGTCGCCGTCGTGGTGATGTCGGGTGCGAGGTTGCCAACGCGCTCCGCTTCCACCAGGTTGGACTTGCTGTTGATCGTCGAGACGATTTTCCACAAGTTAGCGGTGAGGGCGGCCGGCAGCGTGTCCGCTGTGAGGTTATCGAGGTCGACGAGCTTAGCCGAAGCAACGCGAGCCGAACTGGTCGTCACCGCGAACCCAGCCGCCGAGTAGTTCGCGATGTGCGTGATGACCGAGGACACGTAAGTGTAACCGGCTGCCGCGTTAAAGGTGGGGAACACCTTGCCGGTCATGGTGATTTCACCGACGAACGAAACGCTGCTCGCCTCTTCCATGCGGATGGTTACGGGGCCGGTGTACTCGTGTACCGAGGGAAGCGGAGTCGCCGCCTCGATATCAACCTTCGAGTAGTTGCGCGTTTCTGTTGCCGACTCACCTGTAGTCTTACGAACACCCGTAATCTTGATTACGAGGGGACCCGTTGTGATGGTGGCCGCCGCGTTGGCGGTGAACGTAATGAGGCCGTCAACCGGGCCTTCGCTCACCCAAGTGTTGGACGAGCCGACGCCAGCAACGTACACAAACGTTTCATCGACCGTGACACTGTAGGTCACATCGACTGAGCCCGCCGTATTTGCGAGACTGACCGAGCCTGCATTAGCGCCACCCGAAGTACCGAAACCAGTCGGAATCGTGGGGGTGCCCGGCGTTGTGTAGGCGAGCGAGAGCAGGGTGGGCTCCGGCTTGATACGGATCTTGTTCTCTACGGCCGAGCCGTTACGGACGGTGAAGTCCCACCCGCCGAGCACCGAGTTGACGACGATCGAGAAGAAGGTGCGGTTGCCCTCGACACCCCACTGCTTCGCCAGCAGCTTAATCGTGTTGGCGGGCGTAGAATCCTGAAGGTAGCCAATGGCCTGAGTAGTCGTAGCCGGGCTTACCAGGTAAACGCCTGCGGGGCTGTTCTGGATAGCCGAGTCTTCGGACGCGTCGAAGATGATGTTCGACAGGCGCTTCAGCGTCTCAGACGACGGAGAAAGGCGGTCGAACGCCGACTGGCTAGTGCTCAGGTAAGGGGTGTTCTTCTGAAGGAAAGGAAAGTCGCCGATGATCGCCAAGATCGAGCTAAGCGGTGGGCGGCTCTGGAGCTTCAAAAACTCCGGCGTCGCGTAAACACCAGGCTTACCAGTCTCACGACCATTGATAATGATTGTTCCAGCCAAGACTGTTCTCCGTTGGTGTTATTCGTTGCCGTCGGCAGTCGAAACCCTGCCCTGCGTGGTGCCGTCTAGCGGAGTTACGGTTCGAGTTTCCGGGTTCGGTACGGACGAGACGAAAGTACCGGCAGCGTGAACCAGGATATGCTTCGGCGACGCAGCAACACCGCCGAACGGTTTCACCTCTAGGGCCGTGTGGCACTGCCATGTCTGCTTCCGCACGAACTTCAAAACCGTTTCCTTGCCCATCATTTGCGTAACGGGCGCGAGATCGGACGTGCGAATCCATATCGGCCCAGCAACCCCGTTTTCGTTCATCCAAGAGATTGATGAGAACAGGGTAGACTTGACGAGTAGATCCAGCATTCGAAGAATGGGTCGGTTGGGCGCCATGATGTAAACACCGATATTATCGGTAACGGGCGTGGAGTATTCGATGCCGTACCCATTACCGAGCTGACGCGGACCGCCGTACCCATTGCCAAGCGTCGGTCCTTCAGGCTCCGAGTTCTCGCACACAACCGAAACGATGATATGCGCGTTCTTGTAGACTGCGGGTGCGAAGGCCGCCTCTACCGCAAACCCATCCCGCCCATAGCTGATAATGGCGTCCCACGCCTCCCTCAGCGAAGTAAGATTCGTGTCCGGGTCGACGACAAACGCCGTGATGAACGGGTCGAAGACGGTTTCGAAGTCGGTAAAGGTGCCCGCTAGTAAACGGTCCTTCATGTCCGTCAATGCGGTTTCGACTAATAGGTCAGAAAGACTCATAGTTATCCCTTCACCTTTACGGTCTTGCCCCTTAGCTTAGCGACCGCTTTCTCAATCCCACGCCGGACAAGAATATCAGCTACGATACCGATTAGCGGGCCAGGGCCGCCGTTGGGGTCCTCTAGGACACCGGCCGGGGCAATACCTACCGCCTGCCACAAATCGGCCTGCTTTGGGTCGTTAGATATGGTGCGGAGAAGGTGGAACGAGTATTTCCCCTTCTTACCAGCATGAGTGGCGCGCAATCCTTTGAACAGGTAATTGCGATGACGAATTTCTACAGGGTTTTCCATCGTTTCGGACCACAAAATAGTCCGCGACGCCGGAATACCATCTGTAGCGTCGCTAGCTAAATTAGCTACACCGCCCTGGCGTGCGTCGGCTAGGAGCCTGCTCACACGCGCCTTGAACCTCTTACCACTCGCCGAGGATTGTTCCGGGCTCAGCGATGGGTCATCGAACGCTTTCTTCGGCGCTGTCCGTGACTGAAGATATTCGTGGGTAGCGTTTGTGAAGTCGGAATGGCTAGCTCCCTCGAAGGGCATCTTCACAACCTTGTACGCGAAGCCGTCTTCACTAGTCTTAGGGCCGTTACCAGCTTCTTCGTTCCACTTATCCTTCCCCCACAGAAGGAACGGGCGCATGTCGTGGGCCTGGCCATCGTAGGTACCGAGGCCGTCTTCTGGGGCTGCGCCTTGGTTATCCGGGGGTGCCCAGCCCATCTCTACTTGCAGCGCTTGGTGGCCGCGTATCTTGAGCTGCACCTTGTTACCGGAAATGACTGCCGGCTGGATGCCGTCGAGGTAGCGAGCTAGGTGCTTCCCCCGCCCACCTAGCTTTTCCGACGCTAGCTGGCGCCACGCTTGATCGATTTCCGAAGCGGCCTCCGCGGCTGCCGACTTACCTATTTTGCTAAGCTCGTCCGTCACCATCGTCAGGGCTTTTTGAATGCCGTCTTTGATGGTCCGGTTTATCGTATGGTACGAGCGTATCGGCATTACGGAAGGTTGGGGTCCACGATGTCAGGGTGAGCCGCCGTTGTGTCCGCAACTACGGGCGGGTTGCGCGCCCCGAGGAATTCGGGCTCGCAGATAACGCGTACCGGGTGTTGAGCCAGGAACCGGTTATCCATTTCCGGTACGTTGTTAAGGTAAAGGTCGCGTCGTGTGTGGGGGAACCCACGAACCGCATAAACGGGGCGACCGAAATAACGGATAGCGAGACGCACTCCGACGGGTGGGGCTTCGTCCTCGACCCAGACAATGAAGCCATCGTCGTCCACCGTAAAATGCGTGCCGCTGACGTAAACGGTGTCGGTGAGGTTGCCCTTGGCGTCGGCTGCACGGCAGTACAGAACGTCGTAGGTCTTCAGCTCGACTGCGCCCGGCTCGTCGTCTACCCCAACCCATAGCGGGCGTTTCACGACAGGGTAACGGGGTCGCTCTCGGGTTCCCTCATGGGTCATCAGCTCTTCGTAGACGCAGATGCCAGCCTTGAGGGTAAAGCGGTCACCGAGAGCGGGGACGTGCTCCGGCAGCAACGTGATCATTACCGACCCGACAGCGTAGCGTGCGAAGATATTCGCGAACCGCACTTCCTGGGTCGAGTCCATGAGCATCCCGATCGTGCTGTGACGCTCGACGAAAAGGACGCCTGAGCCTTTGCAGCCGGCGCATCGCAAAGGGTTTTCGGCTGTCAGCACGACACGGCTGCCCGGCGCGGTCTGGATTTGCTGGCAAGGGCACGAAACGAACCAATCCCAGTCCAGGGGCAGCCCGTGCTGAACGAGCGCTCGCCGGAATTCTACCGCTTCGAAATCTACCGCGCAGATGTCGATGTCGGTAGGTAGGTTGAGTGGGATGCGAGCCATTAGATCACCGTAATGCGGATAGGGGTGTGTTCGGCGTGGATAGCCCGCATGGCCCGCTCAGCCGATTCCTTAAGTTCTGCCCGCCAGGACGCGTAGGGGCCGAGCCGGTTAAAGCTCTTGCCTTGTGACATACCATCCATCGACAAGTGCTTACCCGTCATACCCGGCGTGCTAAACAGCAACGTCTCGGCCACCGCGAGCATCCCAACGCCTGCCAGCGCGCTCACCGCTTTAATTACAAGCGGAGGATAGGTCATGAGGATGGCCGGCCCTTCATAGGCTGTCGCTATCGGATGGGTTACCCGGTACGAGTTACCGTCAACCACTGAAGCGATGCGGCGAACGCAGGTACCCAGTCTGACCCAGTTACCCGGCTCGAAGTCGAACGCCTGGTTTTCAACGTCGGTAATCGTTACAACCGACTGACCGGCGACGGTAGTGTGCGTGCCTTCGAGGGCGTGTTCGTAGCCCGCGTAGTAGTCGAGCTTGATCAGCCCGGCCATGTAGTGCGCGCCTCCGTCCCATGCGGTAGGGAACCACAGGTTGTACTTATTCATGTAGACCCCCGTGGGGCCGGGGACTATTTGAACTTGCCCCATTTTGAACGACGACGGCAAAATCCAGTCAGAGGGCAGGTAGTCGACCGGGAAATTGCCGTAAACGAAGCCGAAGCGCTCGATTTTCTTTATCGGGCGCTTCAGTGACTTCTTCAAGAACCACGTTTCGTCGTGCCACGACAGGTTGTCCTTACGCTCTTCAACCAATTTTCGGTGGTCGATACGTAGCGCGAGGCCGGTTCCGGCTTCTACTTCAGAAATAGCGTTGTCTATTTCCTGGTAGAAGTAGTCGTTACTAATCGGAACACCATCGCGCCCGATAAACCGAACAGTCGGGAGGACTGCGTTACGGACGAAGTCAGGTGTGATGATGTCCGATAGCGGCATAGGTTACCCCTTGAGCACTTTCAGGAGAGTTTCGCGGTGGGCTGCGCGGTAGCCGGTGTACCCGGCTTCCTTCGCCGCAGCGCGCAAATCGCTGATTTCCATCGTATCGTAGGGGCTTGAGGCCGCCGTCTCTACGAGCGGCGTTTCTGCCTGGTCGAGCCCGAGGTCGTCCTCGAAAAGGTCATCGTCGACAGGCGGAGGAAGCACGTCAATGCTTTCGGTGGGGGTGAGCGTAGCCACCGTGCCCGTAATTTCGAATGACTGCTCAGGTACCGGAATTGGCTCGGGCGCCGCCTTCAGATTGGGCGCCCCTGCGTCCTCGTCTACCTGTGTAAGATAACCCAGGATTTTATTGACGCGGATCTCTTCATCCGTCGGCTGTGGGTCGAGCACGCCACGACTACCGACTTTGAAGGAAAGGGAGCCGAGCGCTACCTTTCCGTTGCTGACGGGGAAAACCAGAGCCCACAATTTCATTTCGAGTTCCTTGGTAGAAAAAGAAAGGGCGGCGTTCATCACGCCGCCCTTTCACTGCTTACTCACCAGCTACGCTTACGCGTAACCAACGTTGTCCAAGATCCAGTGCTTCTCGGGGACGCCCACCTTGAGCGCGCCGAAGAGCATGATCATGAACTGCGTGGTGGCCGAACGGCTGATGGTGATCGGACGACGGGTCAGGTCGAGGAAGTTCACCCACTCCATGCAGTCGCGGCGGTTCTGGAGGATGTAAACCGTCGAGGTCTGCGGGCGGTGCAGGTTGAGGTCGTCGAACGTGGTCTTGTTACCACCCGACCCGAGGATGTTACGGCCCTGGCGACCAACGAACCAATACTGGCTGAGGTCGGTCGGAGCGCCGGCACCGGTGGCAACGTCAGCACGGAAGACGTTGTAGTAGCGGATCGAGCCCGTACCGTAGGTGTTAACAGCGCTGTCGTCGATGAGGATGCGCGAAGCACCGCCGATAGCCGTGTGGGTAACCGCCGCGCCCGCCGCGAAACGGACAACGCCTTCGTCGCCGACCGCTTCGATGACGTAGTGGAAGTCCTTGCCCGAGATGTCGGCCGTCTTGAAGTCCGAGCCCAGGACGCTGGCCTGGTACCCGTACGTCGGGGTGATGGCCGCCGGAGCGCCGTCGCCTTCCGGGCTCGGGATCGGGTGTTCACGATGCGTGATGAACGGGATCGAGCGGATGGGGATGTTGCCGTAGCTGGTGTTCAGCCAAATACGGTTGACGCCCGCGTACACATCACGCTGGTTCGTGATGTCCATACGACCGTACTTGGCCAAGAACTGAATGCTCAGGTTCTGCCAGATACGGTGATCGGCCCAGACTTCCGTCGGGCGCGCGTAGAGCGGGGGGTTCACCATCTTGCCGACGATTTCCTGAAGCTCTTCAAGCGTTGTAACGGCGCCCGAAGCGTTGCGGAAATTGTTCGGGGCGCCCGTGCGGATCGCCTTGTACAAGCCGTTGAACTCAAGCGGGTTAACCGAGCTGTCGCCGTGGAAGATGAAGGTTTCCATCTTCTGGATCAGCTCCATCATACCGTCCTGCGACGCGACACCAATGGCCGACGGCGAGGGGTGCATGAGGCCGGTCATGGCCGCCGGGTCAGTTACCTGGCGGAACACCGCCGCGTACTTGATACGAACGGTCTTGCGCTCGAAGTTCGACTCGCTGATACCCGGCACGCCGCCTTCACGGACGAACGGGGACATTGCGGCCGAGCCGTACGAGCGACGAACGTTGTACTCGTGGAGTGGCGAAGTTGCCGAGGTCTTCGACAGCTCCTTCCACGCAACGATGTGCTCTTCGTCGAAGGTTGTGTTGTCCAGCATCGACTGAATCGACTGCGGGACAAGGGGTGCAAACTCACCACCCGGAAGCGTGTTGCTGTCGTAGCCAACACCCTGCATCGGATAGTTTACGCCACCCTTTCGAAGATGGGCTGTGGCGTTGGCCTTTAGGGCGGCATTCAACTCGCGGAGGTCCTTGATGGACATCTCCGTGTTGTTGGTAATGCCGGAAAGCGGATCACTGTACATAGTTTGTCCTCAATCTCCGTTTGTTACCAGCGGCTTACGAGAGGCCGAGGGCGTAAGTGGTGTTGACACGGCTGGGCAGCGCGCCGCTTTCCAGTTCACCGAGCGCGAATCGGTATTCGTCCTTCTTCTCCGCCGGAATCTCGCCCTTCATGATCTGCGCCTGAAGGTGCGCGCTGACCTTGTGGTAGAGGTTCAGCTCGGCATTGACGTTGACCTGGTCCTGGCTGGCAGCCAGCGCCGCAGCGCGAGCGTCCGGCGTCTCGGCCGGGTGGGTGACAACCTGCGTGCCGGTCTGAACGGCCTTCGGGCCGCCCTTCGAAATCGACTCGACCGCCTTGACGATCGTGTCCACGCGAGCGTTCATCTCGGCGTTGCGGCGGTCGATTTCAGCAAGGGCAACGAAGTTGGCCTTCTGAAGGTCGCCGATAGCAACGATACCCTTGACGAGCTGGTTGTAGTGGCGGGTGGACTCGTCGCTCGACGCCTTTACAAGCGACTCAAGCGAGAAGATAGCCGCCTCGACATCGACCGCTTCCGGGTCCTGCGCCGCGCCCTTACGAAGGGTGCTGGTGCGGGCCAGGGTAGCCGTCGCGGCGACCGGGGTTGTGTCAGGAGTGAGGGCCTTCTGGAGGGTGTCCAAGAACGACTCGACAGCCTTAGCCGAAATGACCGGGGCTACGCCAAGGTCGTCTTCCAGCTCGCTGAGGTCGATCTTACCCTTGCAGATTTTACGCGCCTCATCCTCGCCGAGGACGGGCTTGAGCTTCCCGAACAGTTCAGAAGCTAGGGGCTTGTTCATTGTCAACTTTCCTTGTGGTCAGGCCCCAGCGCTATTTACTTGTTTTGCGCTAGGAAACTCTCGAATCGATCGAAAACCAGCTCCGCCTGTGCCCAAGTAAGTTTTTGCGGCCAGCGTTTGGCTATTTTCATAATCGCTTCGTCGCGACTGATCATCGCTTGGCCCTGCATCGACTGGCCCACAAGCGGAGCGATTGGGCCTTCGTAGCCAACGCCTTGAAGCGGGTACCCGACTGCGGACTTCTGGATAGCCGCCATATCGATCTTGGGCGCCCACCACGAATCGTGATTGCGCGGCGCCATTGTTACCGCCAGCCACTTGACGCGACCCTTGGTGACACGGCGGCCTCGGCGTTCCTTGACGCCACCTTCGATAGAGAAGCCAGGACGCCGTTGCCCGCCAGCGCGCTGCATGACGCGAGCTTTGCGGTAGGTGCGGCCACCCCACTTATCCTCAAGGTAGAGGTCGGCTTCTACCTCGGTCGCCTTGACCATCTTGTTGGATACTTCCGACAGGATCTCAGTCAGCTTGATACTGACCGGATAACCGATGGTGTTCATTACCCCGACAGGGTGTTCAAGGATAATGAGCCCATTACCCCGACGACCACCCTTACCGATAAAGTAGTCCCATTCCAGGCCTTCCTGATCGATAATGTCCTCGTCCTCGTCTTCCGCTTCAGACGTAGCCACACCGATAATTCGACCTACTTTTGGTCGCGTCTTAGAGCCCTTGCTGATCCCTTCAAGAGTCAGCCGTTTAGTCGGAGCCCAGAGCTGGAACCGGTCCTCGTCGTTGAACAACGAAGTGTCGAAGCCCGATGACAGGCCACCAAAAGAAACGAGGTGTGGGGTTCGAGTCGTCATAAACCCGAACCTGCACACCTCGATCACGCTTTTACGAGTAGGAGCGTTCGTTACAGAATGCTGCCCAGGTCGTCGTCTACACCTGAGCCGGCAAACTGCGAATCCAACTCCGACTGAATGTAAGCGGAGTAGAGCGCATTGAGGGGGCGCTGGCTGACCGGGTCGTCGAACGGGTCGAGCCCGCGCCGGATACGAAGCTCGTTAGGTGAAAGGAAGGTGGTTGCCGCCTTGAGGTCTAGCTCCAACCGCTTTTCCTCGGAGTCCGCATCAAACCCCTTGAACACTAGCTGGTAGCCAGGCCAGTAGGGCTTGATAAGGAAGTCGTTGAACCATCGGGCGATCTGTCGCATCAACGGACGTAGGCCGCGCTCCTTCGAGGCAAAGATGCGGTCAGACGGCGATGTCTGGTTCATCTGTTGTTTCTGGCCCTCGTTACCGAAGATATCACCTTGTTCGGCGGGGTCCATTTGGTACAGCGAGCAGATTTGCTTCTTGAGGAAGTTAATCCACTCGGTGAATTCCATCTGCTTGTTCACTGACCCGAGGGGGTGAACCTTGAAATACTCGCCGAGGTTGGGGTTAGTCTGGATAACAGGCGTGCGTCGGTTGTTGCGCACGCCGGACGTAGCCGCCATGAGCTGCCGTTCCATGGACGTAATGCGTTCATCGCCGCCGAGTAGACCGGCTTCGATGATGTTCTGGCTGTGCATACCCGTCGTGTAGTTGACAGCGTTATGTGTGATCGCGTTGATAAGCGCGGTAACAATAGTCACTGCCTTTTCAAGCTCAGGCGCACCGTAGCCCAGCCGGTAAATACTGTCCTCCCGGTTTCTGACCCAGAAGGACATCTCGTGTCGGTTGAACTCACGAACGATCTTGTTGTTGATTACCTGGACGTAAGCCGTCTCGCCGGGGTCCCACCGGTAATCGTTCAGCATGTTGCGGTCGGGGACCGCGCGGCGTATGGTGGCCGCGTCAGCAACACAGAACCCGTAAGGCTTCTGCTTCATGTGATCAATCAGCGGCTCTACGTTGACCTGGTCAATCGTTAGGGTGCCCTGAACAATCGCCCGCATTGACGTTTCGAGGCCACCTGGGAACCAAGTGTCACCCGCCGTTGTCAGCATGTCGGTGATTTCACCGATGTTTATTTGGTCTTGGTAGGTAAGCGTAGGCCCCTTTTTAATAGGCTCTACCGTAAACCCGAGACTATACTCGTCTGGCTGTGGGTATGCGAAGTCCGAGGCTTGGTTCATACGCGTCATAATGATCGACGCTACGTAGGGCACCCGAGCCATGGCTCGAAGCTGCCCATACGTTAGGATACCGGTGCCCGGATGAATGTCGTTGGGGAACGCGGATAGGGCCGTTATCCAGCTAGCCGTCAACGGATCGACGTTAGCTGCCCGCGGTGGTGTGTGGTCCTGTTCGGTTAGCGTGTACCGGTTACGCCCTGGAATTCGGTACACCTCAGCCGGAACACCGCTGTCTCGACCCTTAGCAAGTAGGAGCTTCTTACGTGCGCGCGACATTACTCACCCCCACGAAGAACGTTCCAGCGGGTGTGGATTGCCGAATCGCCCTTCTGCATCCGCAGCATTTGGGACTGTGTGCGTACGGGGACGGGGGCGCCTACCAAGTCGATGGCGAAGTCGCTGAACGTAGACTTGTCCGAGTAGATAATGAAGCGATCCAGCTCGTCGTAAAGCTGCTCGCTCTTCCGAAGCCACGACTCCATCGGGTCATTCACTTCGGTAACAACCTGCTCAAGCGAGGTGATTGCAGTCGCCGACTTACGAACCGACTCGCGTTGGCTATGCGCGTGCTGGATACGACGCTTTACCGACTCGATACGCTCTTTGATGGGCGCCCGATCGCTTCGGTTGGCGTTATGGAGCTGGCTTCGGAGCTTGGCCAAGAGATCGCGCAAATCGGACAGCGTGAGGTTACCCTCGGGCTGGTCTTTGTGCTCCTTGGTCTTCCCGCTCGGAACATGCTTCCACTGCTCCTTACCGACCTTCTCGTACTCGCCATCCTTACGGGACGTGTGCGTACCGAGGGGTAGCCCTCGCTCGCCGCCATTACCAGCCGGGTTAGAGGTAGGCGACCGCGAAGACGTAGTTGTAGGTGATGAGACGGTTGGCTGCTTTTCAGCGGAGGATGACGCCTTCACCAGCTCGTTGATGCGAGCGTAGTTACGCTCGTAGAGGGCAGCGTTGATCTCACGCATGATACCGTCGTCGAGGTGTCCTGTAAGGTTGTCGCGTAGCGCACGAAGGTACTTACCGCGCGCTTCTTCCGCTTCTGCGTGCGAGGCCGGCTGCCGCGACCCGATGTCGGATAGTACGACGCCGCTGCCCCCCTTAGTGACAGCCGTCTTTATCGCAGCCACGAGAGCGTTGGATATTTCCTGAACGACCTCGGGCTCCGGTTCCGGGGCGGTCGGTTCGACAGGCTTGTGGAACTTGAGCAGGAAGTCTTTCAAGTTGTCGATGTTCTCCCGGCCCCGCATCCCGGTGCCCGAATGGGAAATCGTCACACCGTTGCCATCGCGCTCCTCGATCTGGAGGAACCCGTCGACACCGTTGATCGCGCACCGGAACCTAGCCCCCGGCGTCACCACTTTATTGAAGTGGGGGCTGTTTAATAGCGCCGCGTATGCGCCCTCTTCATAGAGGTAGCGCGCATACTCATCGGGCATTACGGTTAGCCGAGCTAGATACCGCTCGGCCTTTTCCAGCACTGGGTCCGGGCGCGCTTCCCGCAGCACTGAAGACGGTGCACTCGGGCCAGGCGTACTCGGTTTCGGTTCGGTAGTCGGAGGGGTGGAGGGTGGCGTCACCTCGGGGGTTGAAGGTGTATCCATGAGAGGATTGAACCAACTGTCGGGCTCGGTCTGAGAGCATGATTTTCCTTTGGCTACTCGCTTCTTTTCGAGATTAGCGAGGACGTGGTTGATTTCTGGTTCTTTACCTTCGAGCGTACCGAACGCGGTAAAGACTGTGTGCTCGGCCAGTTTTCGAAGTTCAGCGGCCTTGCGGATAGGCGCAGCTTCCCCTTTCAGCTTGGCGTAGCTGAGCGGGAACATTTTGTGACCGCCACACTCTTCGAGGTACGCGAGCTGTACACCGGGCGGAACGTAGGACATGCCTTCGGGTGCGGGGTCGTGGCCGAAATGCTGAGCCATCTTATCGCTTACCAACTGAAGCGTTTCGCGGATGGCGCCGATACCGTGCTCGGCCGCCTTTAGCGGCGGTGTTTTAGAAAGCGCGTCTACCGCAAAATGCGTGGCTACGTGATGGCGGAGGTGTTGCGAGTCTGGGTCGACGCCAGCCTTCTCCATTGCTTTGCGGACCCGCTTCGGTGAGGTATCAAAGACAGCGCCCGACTCAGATGGCGTTGCTTTTCTGCTGGCTGCATGGCGCGCAAGTACCGGGTTGGAAATATGAGCAGTATAGGCGTGCCCGCGGGGGTGCTTGAACGTTACCTGTACACGGTCAGGGTGATTTCGGTCGGCCGGGTCGCCGCCTTTCTCCACGCCTTCGTTTGTCGTCTCCACCCGCTCGTGATGGAGCTTGCACACTTCCTCGGGGGAGCGCCCAGTAGCAATCGACACAAGGGCAGCCATCGCTGCGTGGGAACCCCCCGAAGCTAGGTCGTGAAGGTTCTGGTGCGCGAGCTGGAAGTCATCCCAGCTTTGCTTCTGGGCGGTATGGGCAGCGCCGTACCGGTTCCAGTGGAATGGCATGGTGTAGGTGCGCTTATCTGCCCCGTAAGCATCCTTCCACATCATCACCGGCTTAGCGTCGATGTTACCCTCGGTATCCATCGTGACGTGCTGCGGATGGATTTCTTCGGTGGGTAGGTGCCCATCCAAGTCGTACTTGGCCTGCACCTCACCCCAAGGGCGAGGAACGTCCTCCTCTAGGGGTTCCGTCTGTGTGTTGGGGTTTAGCGGTTTGAGGTCTTGGGTGGAGCCCGCACCGGCTACACCGTCTTTTACCTGGGTCCACTCCTTTGCGTTAGGGGTGGTCTTCGACCAGATAGAGCCATCAGCACGCTGTCTAACTGTTCCGGCAGGTAATCGCTTGCTCATGCTCTAGCGAGTAGAGCGTTGGCCGCGTGTACCGTAACCCGTCGCGTTGGAACAAACCTGAATTTTTCAACTTGTTCGGAACACGTCCCAAACAATTTGTATCACGCCGACTTCAAACGCGAATTCGGTGTAGTCGCCATCGTCCGTCTCCTGCAACCCGATGCTGTTGGCCGCTTCGTTCAGCTCGCCGACGATAACAAAAGCGGTCTGCCCGTTTAGCCACGTAGCACACCAACCAATTGAGCTGACGGTTACCTTCGGGCGAGGGAGGTCGATGCCGCGAGCCGACAGCTCGGTAATCATTGGCCGGATAATCTTCGTTATGTGCTCGAAGCGGACGGGGTTGAGAGCTTTATTGCGGGCACGCTTGGCAGCTGCGGCCTTGGCTCTACGCGCCTTTGCCGTAGCTTCGATGTCATGGATAGGGGCGTGGTCTTCTGACTCACTATCAGCATTGCGCGACCACACAACATTAGCCCAGTCGATCGGCATCGGGGGGTCGAGATAAACCGTCTCACCCAGCCAGCGACACGCCATTACATGAACAATCCGCCACGCCTCCATCTCATATTTAGCGGGGGGTATTGTTTGGGCGTGGCTGTCGGAAACGTTATTACGCAGCCATCGCAAGGGGTTCTTTTGGAGCTGGCGAAGGCTGGCTTCGCGGAGCATGACGGGTACGTGGGGCCACCGGTTCTTCGTGCCTTGTAAGCGATTTCGCTTGTGGCACACATTATCTAGCCCGCGTGAATTATAGTAGTGGGAGGGGGCGCCCCCCTGGCATTCCCTGCATATCGGGCACACCAGGGGAAAAGGCCGTCCTCCGAGATACTTTCCGTGTTTTCTTGGTTGGCTAGTTCCCACGACCCCTGTAGTAGCTGAACACCTGTTCACACTCAACAAAAAGTTGGTACGCTGCACTTTTCCTGTTGACGCAGCGCACCGAGCTGTGGCTGACTGTTCGAGACATGCGATACTCATATTCCAGCTCGCGATCGTATAGTAGCTCATCCCAGAGCTAATTCGATCTCTTGTGCCTGGAATCCGGTGTCCTAGTCAGTACGGGGAGATACCAAAGTGGTTTACTGGAGCAGCCTCGAAAGCTGTAGGGAAAGTAAAACGTCCCCGCGAGTTCGAATCTCGCTCTCTCCTTTTCGGGTGGTTAGACCAGTATGGAGCTGGGTGCGGCTGTAGACCGCACGCTTATTGCCTTCTCGGTTCGATTCCGAGGCTACCCACCACCTAATAATTCGGTTAGGCATGAATAGTAAACAACAAGGAAACATAGGGTTAGGGGCTGCGATTAGCTGGTTCACTGCCAACGGATACACAGTAAGTATCCCTCTAACGGACAGCCAGGCTTACGACCTTGTAGTTGACGCTGGTGAACTTAAGCGTGTCCAAGTCAGGACAACCACGGTAGAAACCAAAGCCAATACGTGGTCTGTTGGGCTTCGAACAATGGGAGGCAACCGAAGCGGGACGGGTAAGGTAACTCGGCTGTCACGCGATAAGGTCGATTTACTGTTTGTTATGTGTGCGAATGGGTGGCTATTCCTCATACCGCTTACTGAAATCACTGCAACAAACTGCCTTAGCTTAGGCCCGAAGTGGGCACGATTCCGTGTTCACCACCCACCAAACATAGAGAGTTAACCGGCCAGGGGTCGGCCTCGCCTGGAAAGCGAGTGGTACTTCCGAGTATTCGGTTTGAGTCCGAAGCTCTCTGCCAGTAAGGGAGGTTGTCCGAGTGGTTTAAGGTGCTGGTCTTGAAAACCAGCGAGGCTCCGGCCTCCGGGGGTTCAAATCCCTCCCCTCCCGCCAATAAATGGAAAGTAACCCAGGCAGGGCCTGGGACCGACTGCTAATCGGCTCGTACCGTAAGGTATGGAGATCGTGTCTCCTGCTTTCCGCCAATCAAAACTCAGCTCGGTAGCTGACGTACTCCACGATACCCATGTCGCCCCAGTGGGCCAGCCATCGCTGGGCGGTGGCCGGGGTGATCTGCATGATATGAGCTACGTCTCGTGGCTCCGGCCAGTACGAAAAAAGCCTGAACCATTTGTAGCAGAGGCATCGTACTTCCCGCCCTACCGGTTGGGTTAGCTTACGTAACGCTCTTGGTAGAGCAGCGACCTGGGTTACGGGCCGGGCGATGCCGATAGCTTCCCACACCCACCAATGAAGCCGAACGTGCGGCCACGAAGTCTTTCTGGGCTCGTAGACGGTGACGACATCTTTTAGCGTGAGGTCGACAAGAATGTCGGACACCCGGCCCTTACCGATGTTCAGGACTTCTCGGAGCCGTGAAAGGCTAGGTCGGCGTCCGTCCTGGTGAACGAGGACGGCGAAAGCTCGAAGGAACCTACGCTCGTCCTCCGTAAGCGGAACGGGTAGCGACCTCCACTCCTCACGTTTAACCGAAATGCCTATCAAGTTCTGCATTCGCGCAAAGAGCGCTTGGTACCGCAGGGTCATTCGAACGTTTCGATGCCGCGACAATTTTACGTTTACGGCCACCGGGAACCTGCTGTACGCGAAATGGGAGAGCGCCCGCTTCTTCTAGGTTTTTCAACAGCCGGCAACACTGAGAACGTGTCACCGGAAGAACTTTGATAATGTCGTGTGCCTGGGGCACGAAGTGGAACAAATCGAAGAAGTGCTTGGATAGCTGCCACACTCTTCGCTCGACAGGAGAAGCCTCGGTAAGCGCCAACGAATTACCCGGCCACACAGGCGGAGTCAGGTCGTAGTGAGCCCACGCCAACGGATGAGGCGCGTATATCGGTTGGTTCAGTCCACCAGCGTTTTCCGACTGGTAGAGGCAGCCCGCCTTTTCTAGGGCACGGTAGCTCGGCGTGATCAAGGTGGCGCCCAACCTCGAACGTAGTCGGACGGTCAGCGCGGTGGGCTTGATACCGTCTTGCAGAAGGCTGAGATGTGCCTTCATGAGTCGGTCGTTGTGGCTGTTATTCTTACCGCCCGTCTTGGATGAATAGTCTACGCGGAAGGACAGCCCATGATCCCGCTTGTCGCGGTATACCACTACCGGATCGATCGGAACCTCGAACGTCGGTGACCACGTCGGGTAGCCCCACGAAAGGGTTATGTTGCGGATCTTGGTAGAAGGCATAAGTCCCTAAATCGTAAAGGGCGGCCCCTAGCTAGGGGCCGCCCTTTACTTTAGCTCAGGCTGCGTCGAACATCAACGCTAGACGTACGACGCGCTCTTCGCCGAGGCGGTCGAGCTGTAGCCGGCGTTGCCGACCCAGAAGCCGCGCGACCAGTCCCACTCGTCCATCCAGAGCTTGCGGTACTCGGAAGCGGAGAGTTCGATCGTCTCCCCTTGGTGGGCTTCCAACATGCCGATGGTGGTCCGGTAGGTGTCGGAGTGATCGGACGGGCGGCTGAGGCTGAGGTACAGCGACTTGGTGGGGGGCTTGCGCGACTCCGCCCGAAGCAGCCGGCGCCGCTCCTTGTCGAAGCCGATGAGCGATTCCGCGAAGGCGGTCTTGAAGGTTTCGAAGTTGGCTTTGATGCGGTCAAGTAGTTCCGAGGTCTTCACGACCACAGTGATGCCGCCGATACCCTGCTCTTTCATCATTACAGTTTCCTTATGGTTGGCGCCTGGAAGGCCAGTCCGGTTTACTACGTCTTTAGCTCTTGTCAAGGCAGACGTTAGCAGCTATGCCAAGCGTTTGTTCGCGTTCCTCCGAGATAACCCTCGCCCGTAAGGTAAGAATGAGTAAGCTCGTATTCCCTGGCCAGCGCGGTGTTCATTACTGGCACTCCGACGAAATTCGATGGATGAAACTCCAGTGGGGTGAGCGCACCCTGATACAAATAGCGAACGACCTCGGGCGCGCGGCTCACGCTACATGGATGAAGTCCAGGCAGCTAAAGCTACCATCAGTACCATCGGGCTATATTTACATAAAGGAGCTTGGGGAGATCGTAGGCTTCGACCGGAAAACGATCCTCAAGGTCGTCAAGAAAGCAAAGGTCAAGCTGTGGCCCGTCTGGTCCTACCCGCATAGAGCGCAGAAAACGAAGAAGCGCATTTACATCGTGCGGCAGGCCGAGGCCACGGCTAAGATAACCGCGTACCTCAACCGCGTATCAGCGCTTGAAACACCGAGCATGGCGTCAAAGCGGACAGGGCACGACGCGCGGCTTATTCGACGTTGGGCTGAGAAAATGGGGATGACCCTTCACTACTCTCACCTCAAGCCAGGTGTTGCCGAGCTGTCGGCCGAGGACATGGCAACGGTCACAAATTTCCTCGACACAACAGAGATAGTCTGGGCCGCAGCCAACCGAAGAAAGCTGACGTTCGGCTGGCTCACCCGCCGGTTGTTCAAACTCGGTATCACCCCCGAGCAAGTGAACGGCAAGGGGACACGGCTGCCCAAGACTATTATCGAGCAGGCGATAAAACTGAAGCTCGTCCGTGCAGCCGGTAACGGCTGGAAATGCACCAACCTACACGAAGTAATCGGAGACACGCAATGATCGCCAATACCTCCTTCAAAGTCAACATCATCGTGGCCCTCGACAACGACGGCGGTATCGGGCGGGACGGCGGCATCCCGTGGAATATCCCCGAAGATATGAAACGGTTCAAGCTACTCACAACCGCAACGGGCAGGGACGCTGTCGTGATGGGCCGAAAAACCTGGGAGTCAATCCCAGAGAAATTCCGGCCGCTGCCGAACCGCATGAACTTCGTGATAACCAGCCGACCGGAAGAAATCCACGGCGCGGCTATCCCGGTTCCTTCGTGGGAGGATGCGGTACAGGGGGCGATGATGCGCGACGCTGCTGTGCTGTGGGCCATCGGCGGTGAGAAGGTGTACGAAGCGGCGCTCGCCGACCGTAACCTGGCGTACCTCGAAGTGACGGCGGTGCGCGGGTCCCACGAGTGCGACCGCTTCTTCCCGTCTATCCCTCCGCCCCTAGCCACGCGGCTGAAGTCTCATCATGGTGGGTTTTGGTTAGACGGTGGTAAGCTGCGCAACCATTGGAACACCCACGACCAGCGGTCCTACGCGTTCACTCAGATTACGGTCGGGTCGCTATCTTGAAGGAGCTTAAGTCGTGACT